GCAGATTCAACCGGATTAGTTAAAGAAGTTGTTGCAGCACCAGTACCAAAAGGAGGTATTATAATGTGGTCAGGAGCTACGAATGCTATACCAGAAGGATGGAGACTTTGTAAAAATGGAGTAGGAACGGTAAATAATGTTGTAGTACCTAATTTATCTAATAAATTTATAATAGCATCTAGTAATTCTACTGGAGCACCAACTACAACAATAGAAGGTCTGGGTACAGGCGCAACCTCTACAGGGGGCAGTACATCTTACACACCAGAGGGGACTCTTACTTTAGAAAAACTGTTACAAACAGATATAGCACCTCACCATCACTTTTTCCTTGCTGACGATAGGCTATATAGTAACCTTAATACCAGTTACCCAAACGATACTGATGCAGTCGGAGGACCTGGTTCATCTGCTGGTAACACAGCAACCGGAGTACGTACAATAGGTGGGTACGATGCAACTAGTGATTATACTGGAAATAGGAGAGTGTATGCCACAAGTAAAAACTCACGCTATGCAACTATTGGTAACACAACAACTGTAATGCAAACCGCTACTCAAACAAGACCTACCGGAGCATTTACAGGAATAGCCGCATCAAAAGCAATAATACCACCATTCTATGCTTTAGCATATATAATCTATGTGGGAGTGTAATAAGAATATAAAAGATATTTATAATAAAAATATATAATGGCAATACCGGGATTAACATATAGAATAGAAAAAGAAAGTTCTTTGACCCATCTTGAGATGGATAATAATTTTAGATCAGTTATCTATTCTGGTTCTATTCACGATAGTGGAACTACCCTCCACTTGCATTACGATACTGCTGTAGAAGATAAAATCATAATACCCTTAGGAGCAGCATCAGCAGGATTTACTATACTAAATAATACAAACGATAATGTGTTGACTGCAACAGGTCAAACAGCAACTCTACAAGGAGAATCGGGATTAAAATTTAGTACTGCAAGTAATTTATTAACAGTAGTAGGAAGAGTATCAATTACAGATACATTCAACAATGTAATATTAGGACAAAGTGCTGGGGATAACTTGACTAGTGGAGATGGAATTAAAAACGTACTATTAGGTATATCTGCAGGAACTATATTAGATGGAGACAGTAACGTAGCAGCAGGTTACAGATCCCTATACAGTGCAGACGGGGTTAATAAAACAGTAGCAATAGGGGGACTATCATTAAGCACCCTAGGTTCAGGAGAATACAATGTTGCATTAGGTGGATTAGCAGGAGCTACATTGACCGCAGGAAGTGGAAACTTATTCCTAGGGTACGGTGCAGGGCCAGTAAGTACCTATACAGACAGTAATAAGTTATATATTAATAACCAAGCTAGTAACACACCTTTAATATACGGTGATTTTAATACAGGACAAGTAACTTTCAATTCACAGGTATCTGCTTCTATATTCAGCGGTTCATTCTACGGAGATGGAAGCAATCTTACAGGCATAACAGCAACATCTGAATGGGACGGAACAAGAGATGGAGATGGTGAAATAACCGGTTCTTTCATAGTATCAGGTTCAAACGTAATAGTAGACTTTACAAACACATTAGCTATATCAGGTTCAATATTCTCTGGGTCGTTCGTAGGAGATGGATCTGGACTAACAGGCATAACAGCAACCTCTTTTCCTTATACCGGTTCTGCTGGAATAAAAGGAGATTTAAAAGTAGACGGTCCTGGAGAAATAACAGGTTCATTTACTGTTAGCGGTTCAAATCCAACTATAAACCTGAAAGGGGAGACCTATATAGACGAAAATATACATATAAGAAATATAGCCCAACATGCTTTCGGTATAGGAGAGAAGGCATTTCATAGCAGTACAGCAACAGAAGGAGTTGCTATAGGATTTGAATCTGGAATTAATGCAAAAAACAATTCTACACTACTTGGAAACTATACAGGATTTAACGCCGGTATTGGCTCTACATTTATAGGACATGCATCAGGAACAACTATATCAGGTAAATACAACACAGCATTAGGAGCAAATGCACTCCAAGGCCAAAACGGAAAAGGAGCAAAAAACACAGCATTAGGAGCTTCTGCAGGTTCAGGTATTAGAAGTGGAGAAGAAAACGTAGCAATAGGGTACCAGGCACTATATAGCAGCCAAGACGGTGTAAAGAACGTAGCAGTTGGATCAGAAGCACTATTCTACCTAAACGGAAAAGAACAACATAATACCGCAATAGGAAGCTACGCAGGTGAACTTGCACAAGGAAGTAATAACGTATTTATTGGTTACAAAGCAGGCCCACAAAGTACCGGTCCGGTTAGTGTCAATAATAAACTTTATATTCATAACGCCCAATCCAACAGTCCATTAATAGAAGGAGACTTCCAAGCAGGAAGTGTCAAAATAAACTCAGAAGTAACAGCCTCTAAGTTCTTAGGAACTTACTATGGAGACGGTTCGAACCTATCTGGGCTAGAATGGGATGGAACACATAACGGAGATGCAGAAATAACAGGTTCACTTATAGTATCTGGTACAGCCGCTATAGTAGACCTTACGGATACCTTAGCAATATCAGGATCTAATTTCTCCGGAAGCTTTGCAGGTGACGGAAGTAACTTAACAGGAGTATCCTCCGAATGGGATGGATCACATAATGGAAACGCTGAGATAACAGGTTCACTTATAGTATCAGGAGCATTAGATGTATCCGATACAGTAACGATATCCTCAACAGGATACCCCGGAGGACCAGGAGTAGAGTTAATACATGTTAGTAAAACAAATATTACAGGAAATAACACAGTTATAACATTAGATACTACATCAACCGGCTATACAGGATTTACAGCTCAATACTCGCTAATAACTAGTGCTACAAACAATAGTAGAACAGGATACCTTCAAGGTGCTTGGGATACCACAACAACAACACAGCTTAACGAAAGACATACAGCAGCATTTAGCACAATAAATGAGATAGACTTTACATTAACTAAAACAGCTACTGTAGCAACATTAGCTCTTACTTCAAACGGACTAACCTCCCATGATTTAAACATACTAATAACAGCATTTAAGAAACAAGTATAAATAAAGTAGAAAATGGCTAACGAACATATTTTTAAAAGTAATGTAATAATTACCGGTAGTATAGAAGCATCTTCAGGCTTTGTAGGTGATGGAACAGGATTAACAGGAATTACATCCACTACAGTATGGGATGGAAATCTAAACGGATCTGCAAATATTACAGGATCTCTAACTATATCTAGTTCTACTGCCGTAGTAGACTTTACAGACACATTAGCAATATCAGGTTCAAACTTCTCGGGATCCTTTGCAGGACTAGGTTCAGGTCTAACTAATTTAAATATAAATAATGTAACTGCAACTGGAGTAAACCTAACAGGGACATTCTCAGGGAACGGATCAGCATTAACAGGATTAGAGACTTTTCCGTACTACGGTGATGCAAAAATAACAGGATCACTTGTTGTTTCTGGCTCTGTAGTTGACTTTACAGACACATTAGCAATATCAGGCTCTATCTTCTCAGGTTCATTTGTAGGAGATGGAACAGGGCTATCAGGACTAACAGCATCACCTGCTGGAACAAACACGCAAATTCAATTCAACTCTAATGGAGTAACTGGAGCTTCATCAGCATTACTGTTTTCAAACAACCTTTTAAACGTCTCTTCATCAATACAGGTGTATGAACTCGGTAACGGAGCACTTAGATTATCTCAAGACAGTTTTAATATATCACTACTACAAGCAAGAGGAGATGTTGGTACAAATATGGGTACTTTCCTATTTCAAGGTAGAAATCCTTTTGGGACAACTAGTGACTATTTAACACTGAGTAGTGCAGTAGTGGACGCACAAACAGCTTTAATAAAAGGCGGACGACTATCAGTAGGCGGGTCTCCAGCAACAACCCCAACTACAGCACAGGGTAACTTATTTGTAAAAAGAAGTACTTCATCATCTGGTGCTTCTGGAGATACAGTAGCAACTTTTATAAATTCCGATGCAGGCGCATACGGCGGCGGTGGATTTATAGATATAATAGGGAATTCAAATGATTACGCATCAGGAGGGATAAGAGTACTAAACGGAACAAGTGTTGATGGAGAAATATACTACGCAGCAGGCTCTAGATCAATAATTTTAGAAGCTAACAAACGAACAGGAAGTAGTTCGGGAGGCTTACAGTATAAGTGGCAAGGTTCAACTAAATTCCTAATAAATGCAGCAGGCGATGTCGGTATAGGGACTACTACTCCTCAAGCTAAGTTAGATGTAACCTCGACTACAGATGGAGTTTTACTTCCAAGACTTACACATGCGCAGATGTACGGTATACCATCTCCTCCAGCAGGACTAATGGTTTACAACACTACATTCAATAAGTTATGTGTATACAACGGCACAAACTGGCAATCACTTGATGCAACAACTATACCATTTTTACAATAGACATAGTTGCTATTCGTTAATTTATTTCTTATATTTAATTAACTAAAATTTACAACAAATGACTGATCCAACTTGGAATTATAAAGGATTACCTGTCCTCGGTATAAAAAATATGCCTGAAGGAACTTATGGATTTATATACGAAGTTACACATATACCAACAGGTAAAAAATATATAGGAAAAAAAGTGCTCTATTTTGAAAGAAATAAAAAATTAGGTAAAAGAGAATTAGCAGCTCTAAGAGAAGAACGAAAAGCTAAAGGAATTGGCGGTAGAGTTCCGGCTAAAAAGAAGGTTATTAAAGAATCAGATTGGCAAACATACTATGGCTCTCAAAAAGAAATACTAGAATTAGTAAGGAACGGAGAAGTTAGACAATTCAAGAGAGATATAATTAAGTATGTTAAGAATAAGAAGCAATTAACTTACTTTGAAACAAAACACCTATTTATTAAAGAGGTATTAGAAACTCGTAATAACTATATAAACGACAATATCCTCGGTAAATTTTATAGAAAAGACTTTTCAGATGATAAAAATTAAAGACTTAGTAGGACTACCCACTCTACAGTACCACTTAGACAATGATCTCTCATTACATGAGAATGTCTACCGTTACTCTAGCGATAAGTTTATACAACTATTTAGAGAAGCAAGAGACTCTTGGAGAGACGGGTATATTCAACTCAATGAAGCAGATACTCAACTGCTAGAAGATACAGATATTGGCTTATACGGCCAATACGAAGGACAAAAGGTACCTTTAGATCTACCAATGGAGGAAGGTTCATATGAAGAAGGTGGGGAAGATGATAGAAAACATGCCCTTTTAGGAGTAGCACCTAGAAACTATGAAGATATGATTGATAAGTTGCAAGACATGAATATCAACCATAACCGCCAATCAGATACAGTAATAAAAGTATATACAGATAGAATGTCAGATAAAGTACTTTATAATATAACTCATGATGTTTGGGTAGATAAGTTTATTCTTAACGAAGCAGAGTACCAAGGTAAGGAAGTACCGCTTAATAAACCTAAACGAGGAGGTTCTAAAAAATTCTACGTTTATGTCAAAAATAAAAAAGGAAATGTACAAAAAGTATCTTTTGGAGGTACAACAGGATTAAATGTTAAGATAGATGAACCTGGAGCAAGATCATCCTTTGCAGCACGTCATAAATGTGCAACTAAGAAGGATAAAACAAAACCGGGGTACTGGGCATGTAATATCGGACGCTACTGGAAGTCATTAGGAGGATCAAGAAACTTTAGTGGATACTGGTAGACCGTACATAGAAGAAGGAGAAGTAAGAACATTTACAGATAATGTAGATGAGAAAGAACTAGTATGGCATAGAGACTATGAAGACCGTATAATAGAACCTCTTCAAGAAACAGATTGGAAGTTCCAATACGATAATAATACACCAGAGACATTAAAACGTCTATTTATAAGAAGAGGAGTATACCACCGATTAATTAAAGGTACAGGAGACTTAAAACTAAAAGTAATAAAATTGTGATAAATTTAACTAAAATAATACTAAACGAAAGCAACTACGATAATCAAGCTAATTCTTTGCAATCGGAGTTAAGAAGCAAATACGGAGAATTTGAACCTCATGTAAGAATGGCAGAATACAGCCAGGATAGAAAAGATGATGATCCACTAAAAGGAAAAGGATTCGGTATGGTAGACTTTATAATCAAAAACGATTTACCAGAAGATATATTTGATAGTATTAAATTACATTTAAAAAATAAAGGATATGAAATACAGAGCGCTAATAGGTTCTTTGAATCAGATCCTGGAGAAAGAGATTACCATCCTAAAATTAACTTTCATTTCAACTTAGAAACAGAATAATGAAATTATCTAAAATCATATTAGAGGGTCCTCTAGAATATGATCCAGGTTTTAGTCGAGAAATAGACAAAATACAAGACCAGGGAGGTAAGTACCTAGGTTCTGGAGATTATGGCTCAGTCTACCTACTCAACGGAAAAGCTGTAAAAGTTACAACAGATGAAGTAGAAATAGAACATGCCGAGATTCTTAAAGGAAAAAAAACTAACAACTTTGTCTTTATCTACGATGTAGAGAAGTTGGATACTAAATTAGGTATTATTACAATGGAGGTTATGGGTGAATATAAAGGAGAGGTCTCTAATGAATTTATAGAAGCTTTAGAAAAAGAATCTACAAATTTAGGGATAGACCCAGACGAATTGGATATAAGACCTGACAACTTCATGGTACATCCAAAATCAGGTAAATTAAAAATGACTGACGTATAGTTGGTAATTACATTTATTTTTCTTATCTTATATGTAATAATTGTTATGTATGGATTATACTTTTTTATTAGGGTCAATAGAGAATATACTAGGTAAGAGTCAAAAACGAGCTAGAGATAACTACGCTTTTCACTGTCCTTTCTGTAATCACCGTAAACCCAAGCTTGAGATTAATATGGTTACTAACGAAGAAGGTAAGAACTTCTGGGAATGTTGGGTATGTAAATCTAGAGGTCAATCCATATATTCTTTAGTAAAGCAATTAAAACTACCAAAAAGCGAAGCACAAGAAGTACTTAAGTATGTTAAAAAAGGTATTAAGTATGAATATAAAAATGATGATGTTGTAGAACTACCAAAAGAGTTCCAATCATTAGTAACAGCTTCAAATACATCGATAATAGCTAATAAAATTAGAAAGTATTTAAATGAACGAGGACTTAGCCACAATGATTTTATTAAATATAATATTGGATACACAACAACTGGAGACTATGGAGG